GTACTTTGTCTTCTACCCAGTAACAGCCACTATTACGATAAGGCTCTAAAGCCTCATCTTTATCAGCACCAGTGTCTAGGCAGACAAGTTCATCGATTACCTCTTCACCGAACAAGTCGTGAAGGTTTTGTAACCGAGCCTTGTAAGCATATTTATTCAGCGATAAAGAGGTGATGACACGGAAGACGTATCCACCTTCCTCGTACAGCTTACGTACATATTTAACAGCATCATAGTTGGGAGTAAGATAGGCAATAGCCGCAGAGTTATTAAACTCTGTACAGATTTCTCTTCCCTTATCTTTATTGATTAAACCGTACCGCTTCCATACAGCATAGCCTGTAGGGTCTTGTTCAGTGTATCCACGTTCAGCCATAAACTCTTTAAAGCCAAAGAGCCAGTCAACGAGTACACCATCACAGTCAGTGAGAATTACTTTTTCATTCAGATCCGTCATTTTCTTCTTTCTTAATAAATTGACTAAAGTCTAATCCCATTAATCTTCCCATGGGATTTTTAGTTAGGTATAGATTCCAGAAGGTCTGTGTAAAGTTGTACTTCCAGTAATCTTTAAGTCTTGGTGCGGTCATCGTACCTCCACTGTGCTTCTTAGATGACCTAATCCACCGATTACTTTACCTGGATACGTACCTAGGTAACTACCAGCTTCCAGGTCATCTGTGCTGATTAGATGTTTATGATAATGGTCTATTGTATCATAATTCTTGAGAATGAACTTCGCTAATTCGTCATAGTAGGAATCCGAAAAGATCGGATCATCCTGTTCGTAGTAGGCATAGGATGCCATAAGATAGTAAGGTACAGACATGTGCTTGTTACGGCTGATGATGTACTTGGCACGTGCTTCATATGCTACTGACATTATTCTTCAATCCTTTCTACAAAAAAGTCTTCGGTCAGCCAACGTAGGTCATTAGTTTCAACTGACCGAAGTAGTACATCACCGAAGGTACCGGGACGTTTTTCGACTACGTTCCAACGGGTACCGTGCTGCTGAATCCGCTGCTTACCTTTTTTAGTAACACCTTCCAAATGGTAAATCATTACAACTCCGCTTCTCGAATGTTGATTATTTCATATTCAATGAACATATCTCGTAGTTGCTCTTCCGAATAAGCACGAAGGTACAACCAAACCATTTCGTTAAGATGCGTGTTGTTAGGATTCCAATACTCAATACAAAAGCGTTTCATTAGTATGCTCCTTTACGACAGGCATTCTTGTTAGCTTGACGCTTCTTGTTGGCTACCACCTTTTTCTGGTAGTAGCCTTTGCGAAGTTGTGCTGCGATAGGGTTACGCATGTCTAAGTCCTTTTATCCCATATTCTTGTAAAGCAGTTCGTAGTACCAATCTGGATCAGCTTCCTGGAGGATGGTGAGCGGAGCTTTACCGTCCTTCATCAGTTTGGAGTACTGTTCTACGCTGAACAGCTGCATGATTTTCTTCTGTACGCGAGCTTTGGTGAAAGCTCCACCGTGCTTGAAGCGAGCGATGAAGAGAGGCTTGCGAGTACCTACACGAGATGGGTGAACGTTTGGACCTTCTTCGTAATGCTCAGCGCCTTCATAGTCGCCAAGGTAGTTGAGGTAACCGCCGAAGTACTGGAACTGAGACTTATCAAACTTGGTCATGATGTAGTACCTTTCTTTGTGTATAGTACATATATAAGGTTTCTAACCTGGTTTGTAAACCCCCTAATTCATCTTTTTTTAAAAAAAAATACCAGGACGAGAAGGTATGTATCCCGCCCTGGTAAAGCATATAGATTATATACTATTTTTTATAGTTTGTAAACCTTTTATTTGTAGGCTGCATCCTCCATGTCAGATATTGATTTACCTAAGAAATCCCTTTTAAGCCTCAGTTTCCTTACAAGGTCTGAACGACCTCTTTTCGCCATCTTGTACTCATAGTGTTCTAGTTCACGGTAGTCTTTTCTGAGTCTTTCGATTTGGGAAATGATCATAGAAAGATTCCTTTAGTAGTTAAGATTCAAAGATCATGACGACTAGGGGAGGATACTTGGAAACGCCTCCTTCACTACTACAGATGAAATACCCTTAAATGGTTTTTTGTCTTTCATCTGCAATACGATTTTGGCATCCTGAGGATGAATCGCCTCAAGCAGCTCAATAAACTTACGTTCTTTTTTAATCTGTGTCATCTGACTAGATTCTACAAAGTAACCCAGCATCCTTGCCTGCTTGTGCAAAGTACTTGGAACACTTTGTGGCTTATTCTCAGTGTAAGGCGGTTCGCCTTCTGGTAAGCTAAAAACAATGTTTGGATTGTACGTGCCTTGGAGAATCGTCCGTAGTGCAAACGAATCGTTCTGTTTAAGGACTTGAATCTTGTCTGCCTTTTTAACTGTCTTGGCAGCTTTATTAATTACTTCATAGATCTGTAGCGTAACCTTGTTCACCATCATTATCATCCTTTTTAATATGGCTTGAGTGTATCCTACATTGGATATACTCGTTGTAGTAGTCGTCTCTCAATATCACATCATACTGAAACTGTAGCTTGGCTTCCCAATAGGAACACTCCCCTTTTGTCTTACAGATTCTAAGTATTTCTCTTTTGTATTTATCTTTACCAAGCTCTTTAACTTCTTCTTTAAGAAAGTTACTAGAGCCATAGTACTTACGCCAGTCAGATTCTTTTATGACTTTCTTACGGCGTACCTTACCCTTTTGCTTAACACGTCTTGTCGACCAAAACGTTTTCTTCCCTATGTACTTACGCCCATTGGAAAGATTTGTGATGCGGTACACGAAGCCTACGGCGTCCTCAGGAGGTGTTTCAGGGTCATATATCTCATCATTGTATAGCCAATGTTCACTCATAAAAAAATCCCAGCTATTGCTAACTGGGATTATTTATAGGTTTAGTTAACTATCCTAGGTTTAGAAGTCGATTTCACACCCTCCGGACGCGCATGCAGCCGCGCCGAGCGTATCCACGTCAGTAAACTTCTTCTCGGTCAGTTCGCCAATCCAATCGATCTGTTGGTAAGAGCGCTTAATCTTTTCCCACTTATGGATAAGGTGTGCATCCTTCAAGCAGTACTCAGCCTTTTTCAGATCGCCTTCAAGGTACTTGGATGCAAATGCCTGGAAGCGACGTACCCAGTCTTTCTTCATAGTGTTCTTGGAGTTTTCAGCAGAGATGTCCTCGCCAAAGCCTTGTGCTGTAGAACAAGCCATCCAGAGATCACCAAATGCCTGCAGACCATCTACAACGAGACCAGAAGCTAGAACAGCCGCCACGCCATATTTTTCCACCATCTTTTCAGCGTCGATGACTTCAGTATTCGGCGCTTGATTAAAATCCTTGTCGCCAGAAGTAGACAAGAAAGAAATACCAGCAAAGTTATTCCTATTGCTATAAACATATTCAGCAACATCATCCCAGTCCTCCACTAGAATTGTATTTGATACGTTATGACTAACAGTTGGATCAGCGCACAGTTCTTTGTTTTTGCCTGGATTTACCCAGTGCTTCTGTGCTTTTGCTACCAGATCAAGATGCTTGGTGCCAATCAGATCATCTTTTAAAATTGATCCTTGCTTTGGTGTAATAGGGAATGAAACGACCCAGTCACTACCGGATGCAGACCATACAGACTCTTCGACCATGTCCGGATTGGTCTTGGCAATCAGCTGCGAGATTTCAGACTCTTTGTTTAATTGTATGTTCCGAATATATCTCTCAGAGTGTTCAGCGTGGATTCCACTTGCTGTTCCCAGGAGTACAGAAGCATTGCCACTAGGCTTAACACAAGTAGTCCGAGCAGCAGGATTGATACCAATAAGAGCAGCAAGTCGAGCATTAGTCTCTTTAACAATCTTGGCACCTTTTTCCAGAATCTTTTCATTGAATAAAACATCAGGGTTGTTCATCCATCCAGTGATAGACACACCAAGCAGAGCCTCACGGTCAAAGATCTTCTTGGATGTATCAGATAAAAATTTAAAGTCAGTGTAGCCAGCCTGCAGCGTACCAAGGATCGACGCAGCTTCACATGCCTTGTAGAATGATTCCTCATCTACACACTTA